TCATTAAGTTTATAGCTTCTCTATATTCACCGTTAGGCAATAATCGAGAGTCAAGATCTTGATTCATTTTACCTTTTAAAAAGGTATTTTTAATTTCTGCCATGTATTAGTGTTTAATCCATTTAGACTTACCTCTCATAACTTGTATGATTTCGTCTAGCTTAATATTAGATAATCTTATTTTAGCGTTTCTTAATTTAGCAAATTTTTCTTTTTTATATCTTTGCACTATATACTCTTGAACGTTTGCTCTGCTTGATAATATAGCGTGGTTTAAATAAGAGTACATAGCATCTTCTGCTAACTTAGGTACTTTTACATCTTCCTCATATGCTAAACCATCAGAAATATATTCTAATATTATAAGTTTACCTTTTAAATCACTAGAAAAACTTATATTACCTTGAGCTTCGTTTATAGAAAACCAACCATTAACGTTCATATTAACAGGATCTCCTCCGTATCTTTGCCCATAGTTTTGAAAACCATATCCCCAGCTACTCATGCCCCACCAATCATACATTCCGTTATTCCAACTCATAGCAGCACCACCACCAGTAATAGCAGCAGGATTATGACCTTCCCATCTCTCTTGTGTTAGTGAGCTGCCTTCTGTGTTTTCTCCAAACTGATCTTGAACAATTTTTCCTAGGTTATCTTGTATAGGCGTGTTAGATGGAACGCTACTTAATTGAGTAGGATATATAGTGTGTTTAACACCAGCCGCATCTATCCAAGACATTTTTACGTAGTTTACGTAATCTTGTGGTATTGGTAAAGATAATCCAGCAGGTATATTTAATTCTTGAGATTTAATACTTTTTAAAGTATCGTAACTAAATTCTTGTAATCCACGTTTAGCGTGAAATATAACATCAGTTCTTCTTACTTTAGGTATAAGTTTATCTTCGCCAACATAGGCAACCATAAAACCATTAATTAAATCTTTTAATTTAGTATATTCATAACCTCCATAATTATTTTCAACAGCTGATTGTTTTAATTGTACTTTAACATAAGTGTTTAAAGGTAGATTAGCTGGGTAAATAATAGTGTTACCAACAACTTGGTAAGTTGTTATGTATTCTATCCATGTTCTACCGTTAGTACTTGTATATAGTCTAAAGTTATTTAAAGCAAAATCAGGATCAATAGGGTTCCAACTAGTAGCGCTACCTAAAACTAAATTTGTATTAAAAGTAGTTGTAACTCTATCTACAGCTGGAGATATAAAAAACTGCTGTGCACCAGCGTAGTATTGTACATTAGTTTCAGTAATTAAACCGCCATTAGGTGTAGACATATTTTAAATTTTAGAGTTTTGTTCTTCTTGCGCTATTTCTTGAGCAGCTACTTGAATGATAGTAGGATCATTTATTATAACTCCAGCATAAGCTAATATTCTAGTTATAACATTTGTTTGTTCTGATACATTTAATTCAAACTGAACTGATCCAGTTGATGAATATTCAAATTGACCTAATGTACCAGGTGAATAATTCCAAATTATTGGTTGTGGAGTTTTTAAATAAGAAAAAGTAATACCGGTAGTTATAGTAGTAGGATATACATAAATTAAATTATTCTCATACAAGTATATGGGAAAATCATTAGTAGGTTGTGTTAAAGGAGAAAGTAGTATTTGTGTTATTTCGTTCCTTTGTGAATATTGAGTTAGTTGAATACCACTTGAATAAATAGTACCTAGTCTGTATATAACATCAGTAACAGCTGCTCCGTTATAAGTTGTTGTGCCAGGTACTAAAGTAAAAGGATTAGTTCCAGTTGTTGTGCCGGTTCTTTGGAAGAATTGTAAATTTTCTTCAATATTTTTAACACGATTTGCATATTCCGTGTCGTTTTGTTGCATGCGATATTGTTGATTTAAATCGTCTTCGTACTTTTCAAATATATTTAATTGCACCTGAGATCCAACGTTATTGAATTCATTAGGCGTCATATATCCTCTTTGTTGCTGGTTAAGTATTAATAAAACTGTTTTATATACAGTATCTACGTTTATCATGCTATTGTATTTGTTATAATATAAGGGCTCGGATTAACGAACCCTATATATTAGTATTACAGGTTAAGAGATCTTTTTCTCTATAGATTTATAAACTGCAACTCCTTCGTCTGTTTTAAACCACGCGGCTAGTGCTGTATATGGATTTTCATCAAAAGGTACAGTCATTAACTTTTTACCATTTTTCTTCCATTTGAAAGTTTTTTGATCTGGTGATAAGTCAATTATTTGTTGTTCCATTGCTTTTAAACCAAAGTTTCTAAGCATCACGTTTTCATCTTGTGCTAACGCTATAAATGTTCTAGGTTCGTTTCTTGCGAAAATTAAAACATCTCTTCTTAATTCTTTAGAACTTAAATTCAAAACTTCTGATCCGTGCTCGACTCTTAATATTGCTTCAACTTGTTCAATTTCCATTTGTTTTGCAACATTCATAGCCATTAATTCAACTTCTAAATCAACTAATTCATCTTTAGCAATTTCTGCTGGTTTGAATTCGTTATATCTTAAACCATTGTCTGGATGATATATAGATAAAAGCTTTTGTAAAGCTTGGTGTTCTTTTGGAACCATAAGCGAGCCATCTCTAAACATTATATGGCCTAATGTAACCTCTCCTTTTTGTTCATCTTGGAAAGGAGTATTTTGATTAGTTGCATATCTTAAAGCTCTTTGCTCGTTTTTTTCAGGATCAAACCACAGTAAAGGATATTTATCTGTGTGTTTTGATTTTAGTGTAAATGTAACTGGTTTTCTATTTCTAGTTAAATAATAATTTCTAGGTTTTACTTCCCAGTTTTTTTCTGCCTCTACGGCGTTTATTTGTTTTTTTGTTAACATAATATAATATAATTAAATAATTGGTAAAAGTAATAATTACCCCCGTTGATATAACGAGGGTAAGAATTACATAAATATTAAGCAGTAAATAATACGAAATTATTTGCAGCTTGTACACATAAACATCTTTCTGATAAGAAGTTTACTTCCATTGCATCAAACGCAGAAGTAAATGCACCACCAACAGAACCTGTTAGCCATGATTTCATTCTTCTGTCATCAGCTTCAGAAGCTCTGTATCTTACATGTAAGAAAGGACGTCTAATGTTTGTTCCAAGTAACTGATCGTATACTGTAGATGTTCCAGCAGGAATCATTACACCATCGATATTGTCACCGTTAACAAAGTTAGAAGAACCACCTCTTGTAGATGCGTCGTTTAAATATTTCCATGAAGTTTTGTAGAAGTCATAAGAACCTCTTCTAAATCCAGAAAAACCTAAGTTAAGCGCCATTTCTTCAGAGTTTTCAAATACACCATAAGATGTACCTCCAGCTCCGTAAGAGTTTTGTTGTGCTAACATGTTATCAAATAATAACTCAGTTTTTCTGTCTAAGAACATCATGTTTTCTTCGATTGCTCCTTGAGAATCTAAATTCTCTAAGATTGTATCAAAGTCTTGTAATGATCCAGCATAACCAGAAAGTACGTTACCTCTTGCGTTTATAGCAGAGAATAAACCTTGTGTACCTTTTGCTGATATAGCAGCGCTAAATCCAGTAGCACCTAAAGCAGCAGCACCTGCAGCAGCTTGTGTACCAAAAGAGTTACCACCTAATACCTGAGCTAGTTCACCTTCAATCATACTCATTTCTAAGTAATCTTCGAAACGTAATCTAGTTTCAGATTCAGCTTTTAAATACCATAGGTATCCTGATTGACCGTCTTCAGTAGCAACTTCAATCCATCCAATTTGTGCAGTATCAGAACCAGATATAGCATATCTATCTCTAATAATGATTGGAGAGTTTGAAAATTGTGTAAAAGAAGGAGTAATACTTTCTTCTACAACACCACCGTTACCACCTTGAGCAGCAGCAAGTCCAGAACCTTTAGCAAATTCAGAACCATAAACAAAACATTTTAGTCCTGTTATAGGAGCGCCATTAGCAGCAGCGCCACTAACAAAAGCAGCGTCATAAGGGTAAAGTTCTACTACGTTTGCAGCTAAACCACCAGGGTTTGTTCCAGCACCAGATCTACCAACGAAACAGTGAACAGCTCCAGCAGGGTTTGCAGGATCCATAACAACCACTGTCATGTTAGGGTAAATTGTGTTAGTAATATTTGCAGCTCCGCCTGGATCTACATTTAAAAGTATACCACCGACAGCCAACGTACAGTTGTCATAAGCGATGTGTAATCTATTTTGTTCTGACCAAATTACTTGATCAGATGTCATTGGCATTTCAGCACCAACCATTCTTAAGAAACCAGATAGAGTTCTATTTCCATATCTCTCTACTTCAGCTTCATAAACTTCAGGCAAATATTGTTGCGCGAAGTCAGCAAAATTAGCAGGTACCGCTCCTGCACCACCGTTGTTGGTCCATTGTAGGTAATTTCCTGTTGTTAATTGCTGTGATTGTGAAGGTACTAAACTTCCAAATTGAGGACTTAATATTCCCATAATTTTTAGTTTTAATTTTAATTGTTAAATTTACGTGTTTTAATTTTCAACTTTGAGCTACTTACACCCCCAACAGATTTAATTTTAAAACCATCTATAAACATTTCTCCTGACGATGTTTTTCTTACATTTGTGTCTGGGTTTTTGGAAGTTTCAACAATGTTTTTAACACCGTCTGCTTTTCCTTGCTCATAAAAATGACTTATAATATTGTCAATGTTTTCAGCAGCGTACATAGCTTTGTGATAACCTTTCGTATCCTTAACATTACCTTCTTTATCTAGGAACTTCCCAATAATATTGTTAATATTTGATTGATTTTCTACAAGTTTCTTCGGGTTTTTAACTCCATATCTATACTTTTTTTCTCCAACTTCGAAATCAAAACCTTTGAAATCATCAGAAAAAATTTGTTTAGTGTCGTTTAAAAACTTTTCGTGTCTTTGTTTAGCTAACTTTTGCTCGTCGTTGTATCGATTGAAAAAATCTACAGCTTTTTGTTGTTCTTGATTTACGCCCGGTCTTAACTTAATCTCGTCGTAATATTCTTTTTTCAAGTCTTCTAAAAAACCTTTGGCTTTTGCAACCTCTTCTTTTTTTGCGAGTTTCTTTTTGCGGATGTCTCGCTCCTCGTCTTCATCTTCATCATATTTGAAGTTATCTTCCATGATAAAGTTTATTTCTTCCTCGTTTAAATGAGGTTTTGCTTTTTTGTAATATTCTTTTAATAAAACATCATTGTCTACATTAGTGTAATCAGCGTTTAATCTAGCATAATCATCTATTGTACCACCAGTTTCTTTCATAAAGTCAACTAGTTTTTCAATGTTTTCTGGTAATTCTATTTTTGGCGCAGTATATTCTAATGGTTCTTCTTTAACTTCTTCAGTTACTTCACTTATAATTACTTCGTCTTTTTCTTTAGTTTCACCAATTTTAACGGGCTCTTGTACTTCTGTGTCCAGCTTAACGCTATCTCCGGTTTGTTCGCCCACATCCACCGTCTCTGTTTCTCCGATTTGAATGGCATCGTCTTTTGGTATTTTTGTTAAATCTAATTTAGTAACGTTATCAACAACCTCACCTTGAGTGTTGTCAATTTTAGATAAATCTATTTTAGCTACATTGTCGCTAGGTTTGTTAAACTGTTTAGGTTTAGTTTTTTTAGCTGTTTTAATTTTAAAGTCACCTTCTTTAGTCACTTCTTGTTCTTTTGTTTCTGACATGATAAAATATTATATAATTATTAATAAAATTGTTATGGCTCTAATCGATCCATACCAAACCCACCCATATCTGGTGCAGGTTCAAAGTTTGTAGGCAAAGAGTCATTTTGTCTTTGACTAATCATTTCGCTTTGTTGCGTTGCTTGTATTTGAGTTCGTCTATCTTTACGATCTTCAATAAATTGTTCTTTTTCTCTTACAGCACCAAGTTGAACGTTGGCTAATTGTAAATCATACCCAAACTGTATTTCCATTTCTTGTTGCTTAATTTGTGAAGCCATTTGCATACGTTGGATTTCCATTTGAGACTTAGCTTGATCATGCTGCACTTGAGACTGTGTAATAGCTTGTTGTTTTTGAACTTCGGCCATAGCTGTTTTTTCTGCTGTCTGCGCTTGAGCAGCTGCTTGAGCCTGAATCATTTTTTCTTGCTTAGCTTGATCTTGCTTCTGTTTCTTTTTACGCTTAACCTTTAGCATATTATTAGCTAACTTAAGGTTTTTTATTTGACGTAAATCTATAGCATCTTCTAAATCTATGCCTTGTGATTTTAATGCAATTTGAATGTTTTGTTCTAATTGAGCTTTTTCTTCATCATCAGGCTCTAACTCTAAATAAATACCAAAGTCATGCATATTAAGAGTTGATATTTCTTTTAAAGTTTCTGTGTTATAAACAGATATACTATTTAGTAAAGAATTTAAAGTTAACGGATAAGAAACTGAATCAGCTACTTTTAAAGATATGTTTTCACATGTTCTAAGTGTTAGCCATAAACTAGCATCTAATATATGTCTAGTAGCTACATTTGAAGCGTTAGCTGCCATTTTTTGTAAACCAACTAAAGCATCTTTATCTGGAGTGCTAGCATCTCTAGCTTCATTAAGCCCGGTTACGTCACGTATCATTTGTAAATAATATTGATACGTTTGTATTAAGCTTTGTATTTTTGCTTGACCGCTAGAACTACTAAGTTCTTGAACAGGTACTTTGCCTCTATTTAATTCACCTTCTTGCGTAAGTGATCTACCAACAATACTACCAGTTTGGAAATACATGTTTAACGCTTCTGCTGGATTATAGTTTGTGCCATTACCTAAATCAACCTCAGCTAAACCATCCATATCTAAAAATACACCGTCTGGTACTATTCTAGACATAACTTGTTGTAGCTTTAAATGTGTTAATTGAATCATGTCAGCAAAACCAGTTATTTTACTAACTAAAGAATCAACTTTACCTAAATACATTCTAGGTGCACATAATGTATAACTCATTTCTACTTTTGTAGTATCAGCAGTAGGTCTAGTCATGTTTTTAGCTAATTCCCACTGTAACATTTCATTGTTACCTAAAACTTTAGCTCCTTTATATAAAACCTCTATTGTTCTTGAAACTCTTTCAAATCCATCATTTTCAGGTGGGTTAAATGTGTCTGGTTTTTCTAAAGCTTTTAAAAGACCTTGATCGGTTTGTTTTATTTTAAAAACTTGATCATTATATGTTTTGTATTCAAAAAACAAAACTTGAACAGTGTTAGGATCATATGTTTGCCAGCCAAATGTTTGAGATCTATTGCTAGGAGTTTGTTGTATTCTTTCTAACTGTTCGTTACTAAGGTCAGTAAATTGTTTTTTAATTTCAGGAATAGTCATTGATCTAACTTCACCTACGTAATATATATCTTCAAAATTAGGATCTTCTGTATAAGAATATACAACTCTAGCAGGATCAACATAATCAATAGTGATTCCGTTTGCTTTATTCCAATTAGTTTTTACAGCACCAATACCTATAACAGTTAAATCATAATTAAATCTTTTCTTTAACTCGTTAAATTTATTTTTATCTAAAACATTATTTATAACTTCTTCTTCTGCCATTTCCACAGACTGCTTGTAAGAAAGCTGCATGTGTAATTCTAATTCTTCTTCGTTTTGAGGTAGATCTTGTGTTTTATTGTTTGTTAAATCAATACCAAACATTTGCTTTACTTTATCATTAAAAGGTTTTGTCACTAAGTCTTCTAATAAACCTTGCGCGTATTGAGTACGTTTTTGCATTGAAGAAGGATCTTGCGCGTAAGCTTTTATATCGTAACTTTTATCTGATATACCATTTGTAACAATATCAACAAATTTAGAAACAACCGCTACAGGTTTCCAATCTAGATTCATATAAGACATATCACCATTTATTGATAATTCATCTTTATATTTTTGCACAGGTTGTTCTCCTCTGGCGTATAATCTTAAACTATGATATCTATTAAAAGAACTAGCAAATCTATTTCCTTCACCACCTTGTCTAAACCATTCACCTTGAATAGCCTCTGCAACTTTACGCCCGTATTCTAATGAATTTTTTTCTTCCTCGCTAACAACTTGGCTAGGGAAAGCACTATTTGGATTTGTGTATATATTCATTTATTTTATTATTTTTGAAATCGAGCCTTTATTATTGTATTTTTTAAAATTTAAACTTATAGGGTTTCTTACAGTAGCATTTACAGGCGCATATCTATTTTTGTTACAAGCCATTATTGCTAGCCCAGAACTAATTGAAGCATCGTGTTTTGTTCTATTGTTTATATCAAATTGTGCCCAGTCTTCTAATGTTCTTTGAAAATATAAATCTCCCCAAGTTTCACCTAAAAAACCTACCGCATCTTCTATGTAAGATTCTATAGCAGCTGCATGAGCTTGCTTTATATCTTCACTTGAGTTAGGTATTCCACCTATTTCTCTTTCTGTTACAGACAATTTTGTATAAACTTTATCTGGCCTATTAATACTAAAACCTCTATAACCTCTACGTTTAAAATGATAAAGTAACCTAGGTTTATTGTTTTCTGCAAGTATTGGCATACCGTAAAATATACAAGCCATTAAAACGTCTTCAAAAAATATTTCAGCTGTTTGTGGTCTAGCTATATATTCTAAAAAAAAATGATCTGGCGGCGCATCTTCCATGCTAAATTTAGTTAAACCATGTAAAGAGCCGTTAGATCCTTTACCATCTACTGTACCTGATATATCGTAACTATCACAGCCAAAAGCACCTAAATGCTCATTGCCTGGATATTTAATTCCGTTTTTTACTGTAACTCTGTTTTGTAAACTATAATTAGGAACCCATGTTATAAAAAATCTTCCATTTTTATTTGGCACAAAACTTACTCTTGTATCTTTTATACCATTATCCCATTGAAAATTACCTTGAGTAACTAAATTTTTATGAGATAAATCCTCATTGTGGTCTATTTGCTCGTATATTTTTGTTAAATTAAACAAAGACATTTTAGACTCGTCTCTAAATGCATGTTTAGTTGTACGAGGAAACTGTCTATAAAATTCATTTAATCCGTCTTGATCGTTTTTAAGACCTTCTACCTCATTCTCCCAGTATTCAATAACCCCAATTTTGATTGGTGTTCCATGAGGTCCATGCACTTTTTCTGATGGCGTGTCGAAGACAGGATAGCCATAAGAATCAATGTATCCCTCGTAATTCCATTCCATAGGTATGAACAAAGAATAGAGTCCTGAACGAGTTTGTCCATTGGCATTTCTTTTTGTAACATCTGAGTCATCATATAGTTTTTTAAAATTTCTACCTCCTTTATCTAAAGCATTTGATGTACTTCCCATCATACACTTACCTATAATTCTAGAACCTAATCTTAGTGTTGTTTTAGTTACACGCCAATTGTTTTGTATGTCATTAGGTCTTTCCCACTTACCGCTTTCATCATGTACTAGCAGTTTTAGTTTTTCACCATCATAAGCATTATCACCTGTGTTTTTCCAATCAATAGTTGTGTCAAGACCTGCAAGGTCTTCGTTTTTTTCTGTAGATACTATAGATCTTCTTGTAAATTTAGAGGCTGGCACACGATATGCTAGCTCTGTTTTAGGTCGATCCATACCATCTTGTATAGGTTTAAAAAAGAAAGGATAATTAACTGATATTGGAACTACTTTATCAGTAAACATTTTTTTAGCGTCAGAACCTGATTTTGATAATATACCAAAACGAGCATCTGTAGATATTGTAGCCATGTTAACAGTTTCGCCAGAAGCCATAAAAGAAAACCCTGAACGTCTGTTTTTTAAATAACACATGCCATAGCATCTGCTATCAGCCTTACATGCTTCCCAAAATATAAAAAATAATCTATTTGATTCTCTAAAATCTGGTTGGCCAACATCAATTTTTGACCATTGTAAATACATATAATGAGTACCAGTTAAGTATGTAGGTATATCTTTATTAATATACCAAAAAC